ACGAGTTAACGTCTGCATTAACAATAGCGCCAGTACCAATTACTGTAGTTAGGCTTATGTTGCCAGTACCATCAAAAGTAACTCCACTTGCTTCTACATCTCCAGTTAACTGGAATGTGCGAGCAGTTGCTAAAGCAGTTGCTGTAGCAGCATTACCAGTAGTTGAGCCAGAAGAACCAGATACATTACCAGTTACGTTACCTGTAAGATTACCTGTAAAAGTACCAGCAATAGCGCCAGTGCCAGTAATTGTTGGGCTTGTTAAAGTCTTGTTTGTTAAAGTTTGAGTTGTATCTGTACCAACAAGGGTAGTCGTAGCGTTAGGCAGAGTAATTGTTCTATCTGCTGTTGGGTCAGTTACTGTAAGGGTAGTCTCATAAGCATCTGCTGTAGCGCCTTCAAACACAATACTTGAGTCGCTAAGTGTAAGACCAGATACTGTTGGACTAGTTAATGTCTTATTGGTTAGAGTTTGAGTATCAGTTGTACCAACCACAGAACCAGTTAACCCGTGTACTGCAGTTCCTGTTTCAATGTGTGTGTTGGCTTCACGATAGTCACGGCCAATTGCCATATGGCGAACCACTGCACCAGCAGAGTGAGCCTGTCCAGAAGAACCATCAATACCACGGGTAATGGTTAGCGTATTAGTGCTAACCGCCGTGACATCTACAATTTCTTCAAGGGCTGTATCTGGGTCAATAACAACTGTAAAGGTTTCGCCTGCCGAAATGGTTACACCACCAAGCAGCGCTGAACCCGACACTACAGTTGCACTAGTACCAGAGGAAGTAAGTGCGCCAGTCAGCGTAGTTTGCTGAGAGCGGGATGAGTATTTTCTAGTTGTCATTTATTAACCTATCGGCTGAAGTGGACGCGGATTGGATACTGCTGTTGTTGCGCCTGAGTTTCCTCATTAAGGCGCTGTGTGTATAGTGCATACAGTTGCTTAGTTGCATTCTGTGAAGAACCAAATGGACGCTTGCTATCAATCTCATCAGCCTGTGGGCTAACCTGTGTAGCACGGGCTGGGTCAAGGAATGTAAGCAAACGATACGCTGCACCAAGAATTACAATGTCTCGGCAAGATTCTGGCAAACCAGTCTGAGTAGCAAAAGATGTTTCAGCACTTGTGCTTAGTGTGTCTGGAGCCTTAGCATAGGTAACCTTTACTGTTCGCCCAGAAATAATTGGGTCTCCAATAGTTACAGTTTGTGCTGTAGCACCCCATGTTGTTGAGTCTGGGTTTGAGTCCCAGTCCCAACGCTTAACTCTAATCCATTCTTGTGATGGTCCAATTGACTGCCAGTGCATTGTCAAAATGTTTTGGATGTTAAGACCAGTCAAAGCATAGGTTGTTACCGCTGAGTTATATGTAAATGTAGTTTGGTCTACAGCAAAGATAGTTGCGCCAATTGCGCGAATAGTGTCTTGGATAGCACGCTTAATAACAAAGCGTGGGAATGTAGGAGAAATAGTTACCTTAGTTCCAGCAGTATGTGTAGCAGCAGTAGTGCCTAGATAGCCACGACCATAAGGTGAGATAGTTGCAGTGCTTGCTACACGGTCAAATGAATCTGCCCATAGCAACTCATCATCAATCTCAAGAATACCTTTACCTACATTTTCAGTAGAGCCAAGGCTAAGAATAATTGGAGATGCAATAGTAGATGCAGATGCTGTTACTGCGCTAGTAAGATGAGTAGCGCGGTCTTGCTGAAGGGTATAACCAGCAAGGTTAATAAGCACTTCATCCGTTAAAGCGTCAAGTGTTACTGTCATTATAGAGTCCTTAATGCGTCAACCGCAGATTTGCCAGTAGTGCTAGCAAGTTCATTACATACACCATTTAAGTCTTTGAAAGCAGATGGTTGTCGTGCTGCACTAACTTTGTAGTTAAGAGCACCAATCAACCCCTTGCCAGTAGTACCAGCCCAAGCATTAGCAGCACCTTGCTCATCTAGAAACGCAGTACGGGCAGGATAAGTACCACCATTAGCCAACCTGTTTAACTCTGCACACAATGTGCTACCTGCTGTACCTGGCATTTGTTACCTCTTTCGATGATGTTTTGGTAATATCAAATTAGATGGCTTTTCTACTGCACCAAAAAATGCCTTGTAGTAATGCTCATCAAATGAAAATCTTTTCATGTGCGGAACTGTTGCCCCAGTGTGGCACCAAACTGGAACTTCTGCCTTATCACATACTGCAAAGAAATAAATGTCTTCGCCCATAAAGGTATTGCCAACACCTACCTCAGTAAAGAACGGTGCATCTGGCAAAACTTCTTTAATCTTAGTTACTGCATTACGGTGCATAAGAACAAATCCCATGCCTGCTGCACCAACTTTAATAAACTTATTCTCTGGCAGTGGGTGGATTCTTTGAATACCAACTACGCCATCTGCCTCGCCAAACTCGTATACCGTAGGCATAGGAATCATTAGCGGGTCTTCTGGATTATCTGTTGTAAAATAAACTCCAGTTACAATAGGACGCTCATTAGCATCCTTGTTATCCCACAGTAGTTTAAACTTATCAACACTAATAACTACATCTGAATCTACCCAAAGTAACCAGTCTGATTTGTTCTGGTCATACCAGTAGTTAATTACCTTTTCACGCTGTCTGGCAATCTGGTTGCCCTGACTACGCAATGAGGTTTCAAATGTAATACCTGATTTAAGTAGTACATCTGCTACACCCTGCATAAACTTGCCGTCTACATTGCCGTTATCGCACCAAGCAATAGATATTGTTTCTTGCATTGTCCCCTACCTTTGTTATTTGCTTCTGTACTTTGTTGTCTTTTTAGCAATTGATTTAGGTTGCTTAACAAACTGCTTACCCTTTGCATTACCTTCAGCCTTAGCCTTATTGGTTGCTGCTTTTTCTGCTGGGCTTAATGCACTCCAAGCCGCTTCTGGTAAGTATCTTTTCTTTCCTTTAGATGGCTTACCATCAGAGGTTTTCCACTTCTGTGCGGTCCACTTCTTAAGTGACTGTTGAGACTTAGCAAGTGCCATTACTTGTAACCTCCGCCTGCTTTCTTATACTCAACTGCAAGTAGTTGTGCTTTGCGGGCAGACCATTCTCCTGGGTCTCCACCCTTTGAGCCTGCTTTAATTTTCTTAAACAAAGCGGCTCGCATTGCTGGCTTTGTATAGTTACCAGCAGCATTAACTTTGGACTTAACCTTCTTCTTTACCATTTGACTTTATCCGCCCAGTAGGCTGCTGACATCTTGCCCTTGGCAATGTTCTTAGCGTGACGTGCTTTAAAAGATTCACGGCGCTTGCGATAAGATGCTGATTCTCCAGATTTCTTTGGGGAACCACTAACGCCCTGCTGACCAAAGCGAATAGTCTTGACCTTATCGCCTTCTTTAGCCACAACTACGTGTGATTTTGTTGGATGATTTGGTGTGCGCTTAGGCTTGTTAAAGCCTGACACTCCTGCTCGCTTTAGTCTAGGGTCTGTCATTATCCTTTAACCTTCTTTAAACGTGGGTTCTTCTTCTTAGCAGCAGCACTGGCCTTACGGCTAGATGATGCAAGAATTGCACCTGCTGCTTCCATAGATACATTGCTTTTTTTAGCAATCTTCTTTTGGACCGCTTTAAATCCTGGATGCTTTGCTGACTTCTTCATCCCTTGATTCGCTTTCCTTTAGAGTCATAGCGTGCTCCCATAAAGAACGCACCAAAAGCCTGACCTTGCTCTGCTCTTGCTTTTTTATTAGCAGCAATAGCACGTGCGTCTGCTCCTGGACGTACATCTGCAGAAGCATTATCTGCTGCACGCCATGCTTGATAGGCTTGATTAATCTCGCTAGCAAGATTCTCAAGGTAGTTTTTGCTTTTAGCCATGACTACTTCTTCTTGCCCATCTTCTTCATAGCAGCCTTCTTTGCAGTCTTCTTCATACCCTTTTTCATTTCCATCATCTTTTCAGACTTGGACTCCATCTTTTCGCCAGCGGCGTATGCCTTAGCGGCTTTCTTTCCTGCTGGTGTGTAAGGGAACTTCTTGTTTCCTACTTTTGGCATTATATTTGTCCTATCTCTTTCATTACTTCAGCGGTTTTTTTATTGATGTCTTTTGCTTTAGGCATAGTATCTGCATCGTATGCCTTGCCTAAAGTTTCTGATGCAGTGTGTGCTGCTTCTATATCTTGCATTCTTGTGCCAGAAGGCTGTATGCCTTGTGCTCTAGCATCTCGATATGCTTGTAGTTCTGCATTCCATTTCTTATCTGGAATGTCTCTTGCTGCGTCTCCAACCCCTAGTTCAAGGGTTAGAACCTTGCAACCAAAACATCCTTCAACATACTCTGGATGCGTTTGCTTTCTATGTAAACTCATATTGCTGTAAAGTTAGCCTCTGTTACACCAATGCCACCTGCAATTAAAGCGGCTTTAGTTGCTTCAGAAACAATATGGTTTCTTCCGCCAAGGTAGATTTCTTGATAGTCATCTAATTGGTCATCTAATAAATACCGTGTAGTTGAGTATGTCCCGCCGCTTTTAACAACCGTTATTCCTTTATCTAATTTATAGAAATGAAACAAACGATGTCTACCTGCTGGTCCTTCACGGACAGTTGGTGTTTTAAATACGTACTCTGTCATGCGTCCTCCTTAATGGACTTACTGATAAGCAGGGGCACGTGCGCCCCTGCCTACCCGTCAATCAACTAAGCGATTGATGAACCTGATTCGATTCGGTATAGTGCCTCTTCGCGGTAGCGAGCAAAGCCAAGTACGCCGTACCAACCCATTGGGCGATGACGCATTAACTTGTCAACTACTGGTCCAATTACTACGTGTGGCTCTTCTGCCACTGCTTCAGCCATTGCCTGTTGTCCAGCAATGATTGTGCGGTAGTTACGAGCAGATGATGCTCCGTCTGTAGCGTTGTATAGACGAGATGACTCTACGAAGTATGCACCTTCGTATGTTCCAATCTCACCAGACCAGATGCGGTCCTGTGAAGAACCGTACTGATTTGGAAGAAGCCATCCTGCTGAACCTGTCTCAGCACGTAGGTCGTGTGAAACTTCTGGGTGGATACCACACCAGTATAGTGAACCCTTACGAGCAACTGCCTTACCAGCACGCAACTTAGCAACAGCCTTGCGGATGTTTGCTGAAGATAGTGTTGCTGCTGCTGTGATTGTTGCTGTTGAAGTTGCTGTTGCACCTGCGTAGATTACGTTTGAACCGCCACGCAATGTTGTCATTGCTACTGAGTCAATAGAATCTGCAAGGTTAAATGCAATAATGTTAGCAATTGCTGGGTCTACATCAGCAAGGCTGAAGAGTTCCAAAGCGCGTGTAACAAGTACTGAGTTACCATACTCGTTAAGAGTGATAGTAACTGATGTTGGTGTTGACAGTGCTACTGAATCTGGGTCAGCATCTTCTGTCAATGCGGTTGTTGCCGCTGAAAGGTCAACGTACTTCTGTAGAACTACTGTTGAACCTGGGATTGCTTGCTTAGCAGGACGCTTATCTGCGACAGAACGAATTAGGGGTTCTGAGCGGAGAGCGAACTCTAGTAGACGGTCATACGCCTTCTGTACTAGACCTGCAGCACCTACTGTACCTCCAAGAGTAGAGGAACCTGTTGATGTATAGGCATTAGCCATGAGTTGTCACCTCCAAGTGACTAGGAGCGGAAAATTATTGCGAGCGAAGGAAAGCAATAAGTTCTTCTTGAGAGTTAAACTCTCCGCCTAAACGTGCTTCTAAATCTTCTGCCCGTGATGGAGTCCCAGCGTTCTGAGTAATAATGTCCTGCTGACGTAATGTCGCACGGTCTACCTCAGTAATACGCTGTTCTTGTTCATCACGTGTATATCCAAACAAGTCTCCGTTATCATCGAGCCAGTTCATAACTGTCTCCTCGTTAACATCATCTAAGTCTTTTAGGATAATACGTGCTGCTTTAGGATTGACTCCCTTTTGTTCTAGGACTTCTTTGACTGTACGCTCACGCTGCACCTTGGTTAAACCCTCAAGTTGCTCAGTAAGTTCCTTGATACGCTTCTCATCTGCTCGCTTGGCTTTGCGTAACTTTTTTACTAAGTCATCGCCACCAAGGTTCTGGTCGGTATCTAGTTCATCGTCTTCGTCATCCCAGTAGTTGTTGCTCATAGCAACCCACCCTTCTATTCGTTGTTAGTTCGCAGGCCACAGTTCAGTTCGGGGAAACTGGCTGGCTCCTACTATCGGTCTTATACACTGCACGGGGCCGATAGGTCCGTGTCAGGAATTAGATTATGTTTCTGCTTGCTGACTTAAGAGATACTTTGCTAGTTCCAGATGCACCGCTCATGCGGCCAGTCTCTAACTTAGCAAGGTCTTCAAGTTCCTTTTTAGCAGTTGCTGACTGACGTAAGTAAACATCTTCAGCCTGTTGTTGTGTATATGTGCCATTCTCGTAAGCACGTAACTGAGCAGCACGTGGAAGAACGCTAGCAATTTGAGCAGCACCAAGTTGTGCTTGTTCTCGGCTAATACCAAGGGCTGCATACTCTTCCATTGATGCTGAATTAATCTTGAGTCCTTGCGCTAAGAATGCTCCACCAATTGATGCAGCCTGAGCCTTAGTTTCTAACTTAGGCAAAGTTTCTGTTGGATTCAAGAAGTATGAGAAAATATCACTATCGTTAATCATAGGATAAAGTTCTTTAATTGCTTTAATAGTATTATTATCTGACTTAGAAAGAGTAGAAGCAATATCCATTCTGCGCTTTAACTCAGTTGGTGCAATAGTGTTGCCAATAAACTTGGCAAAGGTAGCCTGCTGTTGTTCGCGGGTAGTACCCATAAGAGCCTTTTGACCATAGGCTGTAAAGATTTCAGCCATTGTATTTTCTAAATCTAAGTATGTACCTTCATCGTAGACATTTAGCCCAGCAGTTCTACGGGCTTCATTGCCAGCAAAGCGGGCCTTATACTCTGGACGTTCACGTAAAATCATAGTTGCTTGCGCTGATGGAGTACCATTAATAATCATTTCTTTAACAGCATCAGCCAATGTACCTAGACCATACTTGTCAAACTCTGCTTTTAAAACAGCCCAAGCAGATAGTCTTTGTGACTTAACTGCTGCTGCTTCTGATGCTGCTGCTAAATCTGCAGCATACTTAGTTGCTGCTGCATTGCTATCAGAAGCATTATTATTACCATTGTTATTATTATTTCCACCTTGTGGAGAATATGTTACATATTTTCCATTAGCGTCTTTTACAAAAGATGCACCATATGTTTGAGATGAATTAGGTCCAGTTGCTACAGATAATTGATTGTATGTTCTACCATTTTTATCTGTAACAGTTTCAATTCTATAACCCAATACACCTTCAGATGAACCAAAAAATTGTTCTAATTCTTTAGGAAAAGGTCCTGGTGTAAATCCCGATGGGATTTTATTGCCAGTTTGTGTAGTTACTGCAACTGGTCTTGACCCATCTGCTGCAACTCCATTTGCATCTACATCTACTGGACCATTTGCTGTATTAATAGTTTTTGCTTTTACCAACTTTATTTCAGTAGGTATTA